GCTCATGACAATCAAGCAGAAGTTGCAACTAGCAAGTTAAGTGCTGGTAGTGCAAGCTTCCCTGCAGGTGAGTAATTGCCTGAGTTTTAGTTGTTTAGAGAGTGTGAGTGGTGGTGAGTAGTCACCATCACCACATTTCTTTGACAACATAAACACCTCTTTTTTTGACAACCTAGTTGCGCAGTAGATAGCTATAAACAAATCTAAACTCAAGAACAATGAACAAAGCACAAATGTTAGCACACTTAGAACTTCCCTTTATAGAGTTAGTTCTTTCTATTAGTGAGCATGAGTATTACTCTTCTATGAAGGTTCTTGTAGATAAAGAAGAATCTACCGCAAAAGTTGAGTTCACTGAGCTTTCGTATTATGGGTATGTATACCAACATCGTGTAGGTAACTTTACCTATTATCACTTTGTGCATATGCGTAAAGTTGATGGTTATCCTGAGTTAGAATCAGAGGCTTTTTACAAAGAGCCTTATCGTTCTACTGAAGATATCCTGAAAGAATTTGAATGGCTTCTTAGTCCTATGGATTAAGAGGCTGTTCTTTCTTAAAGTATTGGCGTCTTTCCTTTAACCAGGCGTCTATCCAGTAAGCTACTGGCCAGAGTTCAACTGAGTACATAATGAACAATCCCATTTTTTGTTGCGAAGCTTGTCTTCTGAGTTGGACAAAGAGGGATACGATCAGGGTGAGAACCTGATCATCATTACTGTTAGCAAACAGTGACAAACCTGTGGGGCTACTATTGGGTTCTGTATTTCTCCTGCAAAGAGATTTACAGTGCTACATATCATTTGCAGTGATATAATCCAAAGTTAGTGCAGACTTTAAAATCAGGTATTTTACATATAGTGTTTTGATAAAGCTATGTGAGTTTAGTTTAAACTATTTCATCCTATGGTATAGCAGGGCTTAGGGCTACTGGACTATTGGTATGATTGTTATCCATTCTCTTCCACAAAGATTCCACTTGGGAGAATGTTAGCTGACTGGAGTGGAATCCAGTTTAATTCAAATGAAGACTCAGCGGTCTAAATGCAGTGTAGGAAACTGTATCACATTTGTCTATTACTATTTGATATTGAGCAATCAATATTACCTAAAATCTTATCAAGTCCTGTGTTCCTAGCACAGGCAAGTCGTCAAAATGAATTTTTTTAACCATTATAAATCTCTAAAAACTGTATTATGAGAAACTTGTCTACAAAGGGTTTAAGCATGTCCCAAGCGCAATCTATTAGCAACCTTTGCAATCAGAGAGCACAAAACATTGCTGATCAACTTGACTCAGTGAACAACGTGAGTAAGAGCATCACTATTGGTGGTGTATCTTATGAGCAACAGGAAGCTATCCCACTTCCTACGAATGTCACTGAATTGCTTAAGGAAAAAGCAAGGTTACACGCTACTCAAGCGTTCTTGATGGAGGCTATAAAAAGCAAAGACCAAGAACTTGTTGCTCTGAGAAAGATGTCATATGTTCATGACGTTCTTGCTCCTGAAAGACAAGAACCTGAGCGTATTTCTTTGCTTGATTCTGTTGATGAGGATTGGGGTTGGAAACAATTGACTGATTCTGAGTACAATGAGTACTTAGAGCAAGAGGCTTATGCAAGCCATATTGGTCAGTTCATCCACAAGCGTGGAATTCTGTCTGTGTTACGAGAGCAAATAACCAAAATTGCCTCGTTAGAATGGATTACTATTAAAGACGGAGAGAAGACTCCTGTCAAAGTAGTGAAACATCACACAGCTGCTGGGCTTAATGCCAAGCATGAGGAATTGGCTAAGCTTCATCGTGAGTATGAGCAACGTGTAAACTATTACAAAGCGAAGGTAAAGAACCTCGTGAGTGATGAGAATGCACGTATTGCAAGAGTCAATGCGGACATGTTGAACGAGTATAATAGACTTGAAGCTGAGTATAACACTCAGTATCAGATTGCTTATACTGAATGGTCATCTGCTCGCAAGGCTGCTCAACAAGAAGCAGAAGTTGAACGCGAAACTCTTATCAAAGAGACTGCAGCACTAAGAATTAGTGTTGATCCAAGATTCCAAGATGTCATTGACATGTTTTTGGCGTCTTAGGACTACCTATTAGGTGAACAAGGGATAGGCACAAGCTGATTCCCTTGTTCTTTACACTAGGTGAATGAAATTTTTAAAAAGATATAAAAGTTATAGTTTATTAACTACATATGCACGAGGCTTGATGCCATACCGCTTTCTCTCAAAACTCTTTAAGGTCCTAGGACATGACATACAGGTTGCATACTTTGAGTTACGTACTCAAGTATAATTGGATGTTCAAACCAGGTCTGAGTTCTTGCATTTGCCTTTGCTGAGAGAAAGGTCTTTGATCTTGCATTTGATTTTATCTTTTTCTATACGTTTCATTCACCTGGTGACTATGTTTAATGCACCACAACTCACTTCCCAAGGGTGAGCAATTGTAATATCTACCATGTGATTGGGTACAGACTGTATACATCTTGTCAGTCATATTGCAATTGAGTGCAGAGGGGACACAAACAAAGAAGCATTAGCTCAATAGAGCTTTGTCATACCGTAGGAAGTAGGAGAAGAGGTTGAAATATACCTCTTTTTTTTATCTTTACTGTCAGAAGATTATTTACACAATTTTTTATATAAGCGATGAAGAACATACACTTTGCGACGAGAGTCTCTGTAAAGTTGGTTCCTAAAGCTGAGGCAGGTAACTCTGCTAATTCACTTCGTCAGGAGTTGAACACGTTGATTAATAAACACAAAGTGTCTATTGATCGTGCTGCGTTTTCAAAAACTGACATTGAGAAAGAAGAGTTAAAGATTGCCAAAGCTAAATGGAAAGCAGCTCAGTAAGCAGTCCTCTTTTGAAAAATCCTACTAAAAAGGTTGGCTGGAGCTTGGATAACCACAAGGCTCCCATTTTAATGCATCATTTCAGCTTCCCAAGGGCTGACAGTATACGCGTACTGAATGCAGAGGGGAATACTCTTATCCAAGCAGGTAAGGATAGGATGCTATTAGACGTCGTCTGTCTTTTAACGCAATCACTTAATGGGATGACCACCTCCAAGGGTTGCAACCTTGTAAGAGTACATGTCCTGAGCTAAAGTAGCTCATTTTTATCTGTAATAGCATGCAGCAGGGGTGTTGCATGTTGTTGCAGGTATCCAATCACACACAAAAACCTTATTTTTTATGGAAGAGAAAAGACTCAAAGATGTCATAGATACGTTTAAGAAATCCAAAATTGAGATGTTCGCGTATTTATCTAAAGACAAAGATGACAACTGGACTGTCACAAGACAGTTATACGACATGTCAGCTGATGACCTCAGCGTAAACGACAGGATAACCAAAGAACAACATGTTATTGGTAATACGCTTGTCACTATCAAACTTGATGATTACGAGCCAGGACAAAGAGTCTATGGCGAACTTTTACAAGATAACACTTATCATTTGATTGGTGTTTTTGTTGATCCAAACAACTACGAAATATGAAGTTTATTATGATGTTATTGGTCCTCTTAGGTGCGTCCAAGGCAAACAGCCAAAAAGACCTAACTCGCGAAGAGAAACGTTTTGTCAAAAACGTAATAAAAATGACTGACGAAAGGCTTGGTAGCATTGTAAAACGTGCTGATAGCTATATAGTACTAGAGTTTCCTACTACAATTTACGTTTTGCGTCCTGATGGATACATAGGTGAAGTTTGGATTTTGGAAGATAGTGACTGGATTAGTTTAGGACCTGAACAAGACGCTTACTAATATGAAGAGTGTTTGTAAAGTATGTATTTCAGATGATGTCTCAACATGCAATGTGTGTATTGAGACATCTGATACTTCCTATAAAGTAGTGATTGAAGGGACAATCAAAGGATCAAAACGTAACTTAAATATCTATCAAAATGGCAAAAAGTCAGACAAAAGAAAAAAGTGAGACAAAGAAACTCATTAGTGATAAGCAACACATTAAACTGCTTCAGAATGAGATGAACAAGCAAGCTCAAGAAGGTGTAGAGTGTAAAAGGCAATTGCTTGAAACACAGAATGCATACTCAGAATTGCTTCAGATTTTTAATGCAAAAGCTGAAAGTGAAGAATTCTGGCTTAAGAAGTTTGATGAACTTGCAAAGCAACATGATGATGTGTTTGATTTCTTGTACAGAACAGTGCAGCAAATGAAAGATGCATTCAACAAAGGTGCTTTAATGACAGGTGAGATTACTTTAGAAGACGTAGAGTATCACATGAATTTGTTATTGCGCTTTGTTGCACACAGATTTTTGAAAGAGGACGAAGAGAATTAAATATTCTATGTGGTTGTAGATGACCTTGGAATAGGTGGGTGTTTGATGACATTCACCCACCTTTACTTGGCTATGTTGAACTTGTAAAACTTAAATCAAATGAATAGAAAACTCAAAGAAGTGAATGCAAAGATTGAAGGCTATCAAAATGAGCTTGAAGAATTGCACATTTATGAGCCAAGTGAGGCTTGGTATCGTATAAGAAGGCATGAGCTAGAGTTGAAGATTGCTCAATTAGAATCTATAGCAGATGAAATCAGAGAAGATGAACGCATGTTTCGTCCTATGAAATACATGCTGTATGGATTTATTGGTGCTGCAATGCTTTTACTCTTGTGGGCTTATGTAAAGTCACACTAGTATTAACTTAAATTAATGACGATGTCTCAGAGTAGATTTAACAACGTAATTACATCTGTCTTAGGATTCAATCTGAAAGCAGATGTTACATACATTGATGATGATGGTATAGAAAGACCAATACCTGTAGGTGCTACAAGTATGCCTTATCTAGGCAACGAAAAAGCTATTGTAGGTACAACATTGATGTCAACAAGTTTTTTCACAAATTACAATGAAGACTTGTTAAACAAAATTAGAGATTATCAACGCCAAAACTTTTAAGCATGGGACGAATGAAAGAGTTATTCATGCAAATGCGTGAAGATGATCCAAATGAAGGCTTTGAATATGAAGATGACGCGTATTGGGCTGAACAAGCTAAATGGCAAGAACTTTATGAGAAAGAGGCTGATGAAGAAATGAGCAGAGAAGCCAAGCTTCCTGTGAATAAAGTACCACCATGTTCTGGACATGCGTTGGAGCAAGAGAAAGAGGAAAATTTACCATTTTAAATTTAGAGAGTATGTTAGCATTGGTGCTTATTATTATGTTTTTGTATGTTGTGAACACAACAATTATTTTGCAACATGCCTCAGAAGTAGGAAGATATGACATTGGAGATCTTCTTCACACTGTACTTGGTCCTTTGACCTTAGTTACAGTGATGGCAATTAAACTTGCATCTCATTTATGGGATCTTGAAACACCTCTCTGGCAGAGGAAATGACTAAAATAGCGTAAAGAACGCTGAAGTATTCACTTTTTAATTATCAATTATGCAGAAATTTGCATCCATTACAGCCACAGCACAAGGTATTGTTACCTATGATTTGAACGGTAAAGCTCAAATGATTAGGTATGACAAGCTTGCGCAAAACAAGATTACAAGATCAAACGCTGTCAAGAGAACACAGGAACAAGTGGAAAAGATTCACTTGAACATGGTTCAGAGACAAATGTTTAGACGTTTGATGTATGGTTTGAAAGAGTATTCTCCTGAGCAGATTGCTTCTTTTTCACCTTCTACACTTAGCAGAATTGTATCTGATTACAATAAAGCTAAGCAATACCTTCATGTTCTTAAAGCAAAGAAGCTTTTTGTAGGTGAAACTAAGATCATTAATGCTATTTTTGGTACCAATATTGGGCAAAAAGACTATGAATGGTACTTAGATTTGCCTAAATCTGCAACTTTGCGTAATTTAGGAATATCAACCAAAGATGTGATAGATGAGTTCATCAATCGCAAGCTTTTGCCAAAGAACTTTTTAGTAATTAGCACAGAAATTCAGCTGCCATGAGTGAAGAAAGCAAGCAATTAGACATGAAAGGTCTAACAAACGAGGAGATTATCCTTGTGTACTATCGTTTTGATAAGTACTTGAAGAGTTTAAATGAAAACCTTGAGAAGAATGTGATGTCAAAGAACGTTGACACTCCATTTGGTAATGGAATAGCTATTGTTAGCATTCCAGAAGGTCATGCTCAAAAGTTTAAAGAAACGCAATACTTTGCGTTGGTTAACTCTGTTGTAGACAAGTTAAGACCAATTGTAGAGTTGATTGAAGAGTGCAGCCCAGAACTAAAGAAGTTGGCTGACGAAGTAAAATAATCCTTTAAAAAAGAAAAGATGAAGAGTATAATTTTAGACTTAAAAGAACTAGTTGAAAGAGAAGAAAAAGAGTATGGACAACATATCATCATTGGTATTGAGGTTTCAGACGACGGTATGCCTATGGGTATTGTCACTAAAGTAAAGGGAAGTCCTATCATGTCCATTGGAATGTTAGATTTACTTTCTGAGAAACTTGAAGAGGCAAGACAAACAGCATATCAGCAGTTAGAAGAGATTCAAAATCGTGAGATGAGTACAAGCTCAAAACGAGAAGAAAGATCTGCTCGCAATCCTGCAGACATCATGGCTGATTTGGATAATGTTCTTAAAGGATTTACATTTGATGACATTGCTTTTCTTGAAGACATCCAGAACAGAGCTAAAGCTGCCATGGAAGCAAGAGACAAAGATGCTTTGGACAAAATTCTTGAAGAAATGAGAGCTTACAAGAAGCGAAAAGGTGGAAATTCAGGAGATGATCCTGAGTTCAACTTAAATGATTTCAAAGGTGGTTTTTAAAATCACCTTTTTTTATGCCCATTAAGTACTCTAGATAGAGTTTTTGACAAGATGCAGCAAAATGCTGCGATGAATTTATTAACGTTTTTAAAAAATAAAACAGATGATCCTATTGCAATCAATCATTGAAGGTACAAGTTACCAAATTAAGACTTTACCAGGTCAAGCATTTGAGAAAAAACTTACAAGAAGCATTGAAGACTTGAAAATTACAGGTCCTATTGCAGAATTTGCAAAGTTTCCACTTGGTACCATTTTCATAGCAGATGAGTATGACTTCCCTGAAGACGACCATTTGCATATCATGAAAGAACATGTAACAGCATTGTTCTTTGAGAAATCTGCTTTCCCAATTTCTATGTTGGGTGAAGAAAAGATTCAAGACGTGTGTGATTTCACAGTTGACTACTTGTTAGACTGTGGACATTATGATGTAGATTATGTCAAAGAAATGGCAAATCAATTTGCATCATTTGGATACAAATTTGACTGGGATACTAAGGTAGCACCTAAGCCAGTTGAAGAAGGAGAGATTCCTTCTGGAACAAACTTGAAGCGTACAATTGCTGCGCATTATCCAGTGCCAAAACGTGAGGATTGTGGATTCCACATTGATCCAGACATTTGGTTCTTGATGGTGCGTAACGTATTGCGTGGAGAGAACACTTTGTTGGTAGGGCCTACAGGTTCTGGTAAAACAGAAATCTTGATGCACTTAGCAAAGGCAATGGGTAAAGAATTGTTTACTCAAGATATGGGTACTGTACAAGATGCTCAATCTGCCTTGTTAGGTGTTCACCGTATCAACAAAGAAGGTCATTCAGCTTTTGATTATGCTCCTTTTGTAGGACATATCAAGTCTGGAGGAATTGTGTTGTTAGATGAGCTTAACCGCGCACCATTGGCAGCAAATAATATCTTGTTTCCATGTTTGGATAAGAGACGTTACTTGCCTGTTGATATCGCTTGCGATGAAGGTGACAGAACAGTTCAAGTGAACGACAGCACTGTGTTCTTTGCAACTGCCAATCTAGGTTCTGAGTACTCAGGTACACAGGCAATAGATAGAGCATTGCTTGACCGCTTCTTTCCTATTGAACTTGACTATCCTAAGCAAGAAGATGAGGTTAAAATCCTTATGCTTCGTACAGGTGTTGAGGAAAAAGTTGCAACTGCAATTGTGCGTGTTTCTAATGAAATACGTAAGCAGTACAAAGAGCAGGAATTATCTTCTGCGATTTCAGTTCGTCACACACTTCAGGCAGCAAGTTTGGTGTCTGATGGGTTTGATGTAGACAAAGCATTGTTGTCTACTATTATGCCATTGTTTGAGGATGGTATTGGCGTGTCTGAGCGTAGCAAGGTACTTTCAATTGTATCTGCGTTCTGAAAACCAAACTGGGATCCTTTTGACTGTAGCAGACCATTATCAGAAGATTATGTTTGCTAACACGAAACATGCTGTAGTAGGATCAGCAATGTAGAACATGAGAGAGGGACATCAGTGTCCTTCTCTCTTTTCTATTAGTATTAATTCAATAACTCAATTTTATGAGCAAAAATAACTATGCCAAAGACTGGTTTGGTAGGAGACAAGAAGAATCCTACACGTACAAGGACAACACCAATAGGTTCTTTAACTGGGATAGTGGAAGAAGTAATTACTCTTCTTTCTTTACAAAGTCCACAGACAGTTTACAAACATCTGCAAAGATGATTGGCTCTATGTTTAGAGTAATTGGTGTTCCAAAGACATTTGAGTACAAGGCAGGAGACCCTAAGAACAACAAACAGTTGCAGATTCCTGTTCACATGTTGAAAGACGAAGATGGTAAGTATCGCGAACCAGATCCTGAAATTCTTGATGCATTTTATGGTGCTGCTATACAAAACGCTGCGCTTGCATCAATGCAGACTACAAGCGAGTATGGTAAATCTATTACCTGCAGAGATACTTCAAGAAAGCACTTCTCTTTGAAAGACTACATGTTTAGTATCTTGAATACTGAGCGTATTGACAAAAAGCTTTCAAACAGATTACCTGGTTACTTGAAGTTTGTGCAGAAGTACAAAGACCATTTGTTTGATAAAAACTATGAGCCTTTAAGTGAAGAAGAAAAGCCACAGAAAAGGCTTCTTGACCTTCTGACAAGAATGTTGAGATATCCTGCAAATGTGACTGAAGAAGAACTTGAGGAGTTTGCTGCACCACTTAAGCAAATTGAAAGATTGCTTAAAAAGCATGGTGGTATACCTGCAACAAGTGATGACTGTATGTCTATGGCTACAAGCCTTGCAAACATTGTCTACAAGTATGTTGAGGAAGAAGAAGAGCCACCAGGCGGTGGAGGAAGTGATGATGAAGATGGTGACGGAGATGATGAAGGTGAAGACAAATCAAAATCATCTGGTGCTGGTATGCCAGGCATGAGTAAGAGTGAAGTCAACGAGTTTGCTAAGGAAATGATGGATAACTCTTTTGGTGAAGATGAATCTGATGAAGGAGATGAATCTGAAATGTCAGCATTCAATGATTTTGTTGATGATATGACAGATGAACCATTGAGTAGAAAAAACATGGACTATGAAGCTGAAGGTTCTTCATCTGATGGAACTGTTAGTTTTATCAAAGCCAACTCTGACAAAGGTTCTTATCAACGTTCTGTAAAGAATATTGACACAACCAAAGCTGCTGTATTACAGAAGTTATTTGCACGAAAAAGCAAAGACTATCAGTTTGCTATGAAATCTATGCGTTCAGGTAGATTGGATACTAACAAGATTGCTGAGGCAGTTCAAAGAGTACCAACTGTGTATGAGCGTTATGGTCAAGTAAAGACTGATAAGATCTGTGTAGGTGTTCTTATTGATGAGTCTGGTTCAATGTGTGGAAGTAAAATTCAAAAAGCACGTGATGCTGCTATTTTCATCAATGAAGTCTTCAAAGGTATGCGTGATGTGCAATTGTACATTTATGGTCATACAGCAGACGAGGGTGGATATGGTACTACTCAAATCAGAATCTATCGTGAGCCTAAGTTTCACGCAGAACCTTATGCATTAGGTACAGTATCAGCAAGATCAAACAACCGCGATGGTGATGCGATTCTTGCAACTGCTAAGCGTATCAGAAAACAGACAGAAGACGTAGGTTTGTTGTTTGTTTTATCTGATGGTCAGCCTGCTGCATACGATTATGGTGGTAAGGAAGGTATCAGAGATACACGTGACAAAGTTCTTAAAGCGCAAAATCTTGGCTTCCAAGTCATACAGATTGCAATTGAAGAGGCTGTACCTTCTGCAGAAATGTTTGAGCATTTTATCAAAATGACAAATATCAAGGAATTACCACGTGAGATGGTATCATACATGTCTCGCAAGATTGATAGACTTGTTAAAGAACGTGTAATGTTGTAACTTTAAACCCTGGGAGTTTAAACTTCTGGGGTTTATACTAAATTTATTTATATGGAATTACGCACATTAGATGACCTGTATTATGCAAATGATTTGAAAGAAACTGTTTCTGAAAATCCTTTTGAACTAGGTCGCTTTTTAGTTTTATTCATGAAGTTGTACAACAAAACAACTTTTAACATCACAAAAGGTCCTCTCAACAGCACATTGTCGCTATCTGACCACGTATCTAATCGCATCAGAAGACTGAATGAATTGTTAGGAACCACAAGGATTTCAATGCCTGATATACAATCCATGCTTGGACATGACGAGATTACTAAAGATACTAACATATCAATACACGAGAGTAGTGTTGTAGATGCAATAGTGTCGCTTCATTTAGCACAAGTCAATCATGAGCTTGCCATAAACAGCTTAGAAGCAAGTGTAAAGTTTGAGCGTAACAAGGAAGATCCTGACTTTGAAGCTGAGAAGGTTGTCAAATTGGATAAGCAGATTAGCAATAAAAAAGAAGAGAGAGTCTTGATGATAAACTATCTTAAAAACATTGCACAATCTCTTCAAAATCACATTGAAAATCATTTGGAACCAGGTTTATTTACCAATGATGAAGATGTTAGTGTACAATATCCAGTAACTACAGAAGAAGCATATGAGCCAGTTCAAGAACCTCGTAGAAGTCGTAGAAAGAAAAAGCCTGATTATTAGACCCAGTGGAAGGAGTACAGATTTTATTGCTCCTTCCTTTGGTCATGGTTGTTTGTACAACTGTAGTTATTGCTACATGAAACGCAATAAACCAGAAGGTTTAACTATCGCTAATGCAAAAAGTGTTACTGATATTCTCACTGAGATTAACTCACATGTATGGTTTGATACAACTGAAAAGCCAAATCAAACGCATGAGAACTATATCACATATGACATATCATGTAATGAGGATTTTGCTTTACATGCAAAGTATCATGATTGGCAAAGAATTTTTACATTTTTTAGAGATCATGATTTGGCAATGGGTTCTTTTGCAACTAAATTTGTAAACAATAAACTTTTAGAGTTTAACCCTAAATCTAAAATAAGAATAAGATTTAGTGTTATGCCTGAGAAACTCAGAGTTGAATTGGAACCAAACACAAGCACTATTCAAGAGAGATTAGATGCTGTGAAGAAATTCCAACTTGCAGGATACGATGTGCATCTAAATTTCAGTCCTGTTATTGTGTATGATGGATGGCTAGATGATTATAAAGAATTGTTCTCTCAGATTGAGGATACAATGCAAAAAGATCAATGGCAAAGTGAGTTGGTTAAGGCAGAAGTTATATTTTTGACACACAACAGAGAGAAGCACGACTATAATTTACTTCATGAATTACCTGGTGAACATTATTTGTGGACACCTCATAATCAAGAAGATAAGGTAAGTCAGTATGGTGGTTTTGCTCTACGTTACAAATCAGGATATAAGGCTGAAAGAATTGATGAGTTTGTTAAACTACATAACAGTATGATACCATGGAACAAGATCAGGTACATTTTTTAAGAAAGACTTCTATTTTAGTTAAAAAGAAGAAGAAAGCAACTATCACTGCTTCTGAGAAACATGCTATGAAAAGACAAAGAATTGTCTTAAGAGGCGTCAACAACGAAGAAGGTGATTAAAGACAAGATTATGAGACAATTAGTTTTATCTTTTGCAATGCTAGCATTAGCATTTGTGGCTCACAGTCAGTGGAGTTACAAAACAATAGACAATGGCCTTGATACTGCATACAGAATTGCGTATTGTGATGCAAGTGCCTCAACTTACAGAAATAACAACATTTTTGTAAAATTGGAAAACGTAGAAGGCGAGATTGCTTTATACGTCAGTGGTACATATACATGTGATGTGGAACCAATTGTAGAAATGGCATTCTTAGTGAATGGTGCCTACAAAAAATACACATTTACAGGATTGACAAGTACAAGTCATAAAACTGTGTTCATCATTACTGATATGATGAGCAATCAAAGTTTTGTTGATGACTTTAAAGCAAGTTCTCTTATGAAAGTAAGAGTAAACGATGAGGATTGTGGGGAAGAAACCCATGAGTTTAAAATGACAAGTAGTTCTGCAGCATTAACATACATGCTTGCACAGTAATTCAAACCTTTTAATTTAAAAGACATGAGTCAAAATGAAGAAGTAAGATTCATAAAAAGAATCATCTATTGGGTAATTGGTTTATCCATTGTATTATCAACTGGTGGATATATTGTCCACAAAATGCGTGAAGCAACTCGCATTGACACAGCTGTTCAGAACTATGAAGAGTTCCAGGAAATTTACAACACATGTACAAAGCTCAACACAGATCTTTGCAACATGAAGGATGTTCCTGAAGATGATCCAATGTTTGATCAGTTTAGCAAAGCACAACGCATTCTTACGTTAAGAACAAATCTTAACAAATGGATTGAGGAGTACAATGCAAAATCAAAGATGTGGGGACGTAGCTTGTGGAAATCAAGTAGTTTGCCATATCAATTAAGTAATCAAGAGTTTAACTGTAATAATTAAAAAGATGAAACAATTATTAGCAATTTTAGCATTGATGTTTGTAGTAACATCATGTGGTCGTACTGAAGCAGACAACACATCTGCATTAGATGAACAAGCACGAACAGAAATCAATCAGAGAGATTTGAACGCAATTCAACCAGCACCAAAGATTTCATGGTCATTAGAGCGTGATAACCTCATCAAGAGATTCAAGCTGCAGAATGATAGAACAATTTCCTTTTACATGTATGTATTTGTTGAAGGTGTGTCTGATCCTATTGGATACTATCAAGTAAATAAAGTTTCTTCTGTGAATTCTCAACTTACTAATACAGAACAATTAGTTGATGATCCTCATGGTGACTATTCAGCAGGCTCTGCTATATTACCAAGTCCAGCAGAAGATGGTTCATATGGAACTAATGGTGATGCAGTATTTGGATTTACTCCTGAAGATATCTACATAGAGCACAACATGCACTACATTGTATCAACAGTACCATTGTCATTTACAAAACCTGTCAACAGGTTAACAGTCATCAATGTCAAGACAGCTGCAGAGCTTAAAGTAATGATGGATAAAATTAGATAATATGGTCTCACATCCATTTAAAACTTGTGAGATTGGTCTCTGATGTTAGGGAACGCTTGTGAGTTGCAGTGAATAAACTCTCAAAAACCAAGGGGATTGGCAGCTAATACTGTCACAGACTTAAAGCAAGTCAGTGGTCTAATGTAAGGTACCTTGGTTATATGGTGTAGTGGCGGAATGAGGATGCAATTTGTATCTGATATGGTAAACGCAACGCATAGCATAGCGACTGAGTACGAGGGGATTAGCTATCTGCCCGTAGGAATCTTGGTCTTGCAGGTTCAAGTCCTGTCTACACCACCAACAATTTAATAAAAAGCTATGAGTATAGTAAGATTTATAGGATGCTTGCATCTTGGGCATACAAACATTGCAATTCATCGTGGATGGAACAATGCAGAAGAACAAGATGAACACCTTATTCAAGAATGGAACAAGGTTGTCAGTAAACGAGACACAACTTACATTGTAGGAGACGTTACCATGGAAAAACCAAATGACTACTATAAGTTAGATCAGCTTAATGGTAGAAAGATTGTTGTTCTTGGTAATCATGACAAACATCAGAATGTTAAACAGCTACTAATGCATGTAGATGGAGTTGCTGGTGCAGTTGACTACAAAGGATTTATCATTACGCATGTTCCAATACATCCTAATGAGGTGCAGTTTTATCGTGGAAATATCCATGCTCACATCCACCATATTAACAGACTTGAAGAAGTTGTTGTTAATGATAGTTATTTGGATAAAGACAGTAAACCTGCGCCAACCGTTGACAAGTATTATAATGTTGATGCTCATCTGATTGGTTATCAACCATTGAGTATTGATGATTTGTATGGCAAAAAATACAGAAACATTCGTAGAGGACTATGACTTGTAACTGCATGATCAAATGCTAAAAAAGAAAAGAAGTTAAATTTAAACAAGTGTAAAATGGAAGTAATTGTATTTACAAATGCCATATCCTTGATCAGAGTGTACCCTAAAGTACTAGCAGATTGGGATTATAAAGTTGAAACAAACTTTAAACTTAAAATTGGAAGAAAATGGTGGGGCAAACCTATCTACAAAATCATTCCTAAAGCAGTGGTTGAAGTTTCTGGACTGTGGGATAAAAGATTTCGCTGTGCAGTTGAAGACTTTAGCCATTCAAGATTTACAATTGTGGATGACAAAGTTTATTACAAACCTCATTGTGAGTTGTGGTTAAACAATGGAAAGTACAAGACAATCTATCTTGAGTCTGTTGTAGAATTAATTGCTTATGTTAAACAATTAAAAGACAGAGCACCTCACATTGAAATCAATGATTAAGATGAAGGCATTAAAGTATTTAGGTATGGTAGCAGCTATTGGTTCAATAGTCTGCTACTTTACTTTTGGAGTCAACGCTGAAGTTCCAAAAGAAACTGTCAAACAAACTCGTATTGAGTATTCTCAGAAGAAAGTTGAGGATTGGTCTAAAGAACCAAATGAAAAGAAAAAAGCGTACTTGGAACACTTGTACAACACATCAACTAAATCAGAGTAAAATGGTAAAAGACACAAAAAAACCTTGTTACAGGTGTCATGTAATGAAAGACAAATCTAAAATGCAAGAAATTGGGGTTTGGATATGTAATGAGTGTTTGGAGAAACTTAAAACTCCTGAGAAAAAAAAGAAATAGTGTCATGAAATGTAGATGTGGCAAAACAACAACCATTAGTGTGACTTTTAAGAGTCCTAAGAAGACATTCACAATGTGTGTTCACTGTGCCAATAAGCATTATATGTCTTTAACCAAAGGTCACAATTATAAAATCGTTAAAATAGAAGAGCATGGACCAAAAGAAAATTGAAGAAGCTGCTGCTAATTTAGCTGATCCAAACATCTGTAAAACTGATAACTGGATAGCAGGAGCACTGTGGATGAAAGAACAAATGGAAAAGTTGAAAGACTTTGACGAATGGAAAGAATGGAAAAACAAGTAAGTATGGAAAAAGAATTTGTGCCTTATGAGTTGGCTCTAAAAATCAAACAACTTGGATTTGATGAACCTTGTATTAAGTTTTATTGGGAAGATGGTATGTTTTTAAGAGGATATGAAGAACCATTTAATCACAACAAGTACGATACAATATCAGCACCACTATTCCAACAAGCATTTAGATGGTTTAGAAAGGAGCATAATCTAAAATCATTCATACAACCAATTCCAGATGATGTTGATACATACATATTTGCTTATGGTACTAAAGTAATTGAACATGATGATTTAGATTATCTTACACATGAAGAAGCAGAAGCAGCTTGTCTTGAAAAGTTAATTAAAATTGTAGAAAAACAGTCAAAATGAGTAATTTACAAAACAGAACCAGAGCAGCTTATGGAATTGAGTGCTGGTTAAGAAGTAAAGGTTACAAAGTAACCAACAAGACTACTGCTGATATGACAGCTGCCTTCCTTAAATCAAAAGGATTAGACTATCAAAAGTTTAACCCAAGATACAAGGGTCTATGGACTCCAATTATCTGGAATGCAAGAAGTGTGCAGGAACACTTCACTGAATTTACCAAGTTTATACTTGAGAATTATGAACCTTTAACAGAAAAGTAAAATGAAATCGTTAATTGGATTTACGTTTGCAGTGACAACAATGGTGTTACTAACGTTAGTAAACATGTACACAGATGACTTTATACCAGATTTTTTATGTGGTTGGATAAGTTGTATGGCCTTTGTGGGAGGTAGAGCTACTTACACCTATATCAAAGAAAAAGATGCGTAACAAGGCAAGATTACACAAGCTTGTAGGATTCAGTAATGGATTTGCAATTGGAACAATAGCAGAGTATTGCTATAGAGTTAACGCAGGAACTTTGCAAATTGCACTGCTAAGTCTTTTAGTGGTGACATTTGCTATTAATTTATTTGTAAAAGAAGAATAACATGAAATTTGCAGGAAACACTCACATTATTATGTCACTGATTGTGACAGTGCTATCGCCTATATTTTTGCCAATATTTTGTCAATGGTATGAGCAACAAACAGGAATCAGTCCAGTGCCAATTTATGCAATTTATATACTTATTGGATTTGTAAACTGGATACTGATTGGCTTTATAAAAGCAGATCAATGAGTTTGTCAGAAGAAGAACTACACAAACTGGTTGAAAAATGGAAAGAACGTCAAGTGCATTATGAAAATGTTGCTGAAAAGCACAGAAATAATGCTCATACTTACGCCAAGTTTACGTACAAAGCAATGGCAACAAGAGATTGCTGGAAAGAATTATTAACCTTATTAAAATCTCAAGAAGATGGGAGAGATAGCTGACTCAATGATTAATGGTGAAGTATGCGCTGAATGTGGCGTATACTTAGATCCAAAAGAAAAAGTCTATGTTCAAGAAACAGGACATAAAATGAACATGCCAGCTGATGGTAGTGCTGCAGGTATTCCTGTTATCTGTCAGTTTTGCAAAAACTCTTAACTGATGGTACTAGAAGAAACAGCTTGTTCATGTGATACATGTAAGAACATGTGCAAAAAGCAGCCTTGTATTGGTACGCCTAAAGATATCTTAAAGATTATCATGGCAGGTCATGCAGATAAGCTTGCTCAATCCACATGGATGGTTGGTCTAGTTTCTGGTGAAATCAATAGACCAATAAAAATGGTACAACCTTTAGCTCTTGAGAATGGGCATTGTGCTTTTCTTGACGAAAATGATTTATGCACTTTGCATGATCTTGATTTAAAGCCTACTGAAGGCAGACTTTCTCATCATGATGATTTTAAAAATTTTAGTGGTACTTTTAGAGACACAATTAATTTTAAAACAGCACTTAGTTGGGTAGATGAAAATGGTGTAAATGATCCAATTTTGTCACTAATTAATGCTAAAACATCAAAACCAGAAGTATGAGAGAATTTTTAGAAGCAATTTATGACTATCCATGGACAACGTTCTTTGTTGTTCTTGCCATGGTTTCTATTGGTAACGCTTGGACACCAAAAAATAGACGTTAAAGCCATGAGTTTCCATTTATCTAGAGTATCAGATCATGTAGGTGATAGTGGTGCTCGCAGTGAAGCAATTGCGTGGAATGAAGACAAATCTTTTAAAGAGATTGTCAGTCATAGACCAACAGTTGGATGCTCAATGCTTGTAGGATCACTTACAGGAAGGTCATATTCAAGAAATGATTGGTGGTTAACAACTGTTGTAGTTGAAATACTTGAGGAGATAACCAACGATGACGTTGACTATGTTCGCTTTAGAACAGAAAACTCAGAATATGAGTGGTGGAATGGCGTTTATCCAAAAGAAAATTCAGAGAAATGAGACAATTAGTTTATAATTCTGTGACATGCCAGGAGTGCAATGAAACAATAGTAAGTTATCATAGACATGACTACAAAATCTGCTCTTGCCCAAATGAGGCAATGGTTGATGGAGGTACAGCTTATCTTAGATATGGTGCAAAAGATATGGGTAAAATCAAAATCTTTGCAGTTTATACTGATGATGACTTTGAACTTGTGCGTCAATACGCAACAAGAGGAAGTAGAGGTAAAGATGGTGATCAACCTTTATCGTGGATTGCGATATGCGATATGGATGATGACTACTTAGAAGCTGTACTTGACTATGGTGGTGCAGACTGGCACATAGAACTTATAAAGAAAGAAATCTTATATCGTTTTGATAAACAAAAAGTTAAGGCATATGAAGAAGATATTTGAAATAGCTTTCATCATTGTAATTAACATCATCTACAAAAACATAGAGTGATGAGTAAAATCATGAAAGCACAGATTATTCAAGAGTTGAGATCTGAAAACAAAAATATCAATGAGATGGCTGCAAGCACCATTGAGACTTATGTTATGATCAGATATAAATGCTCCAAGTATTTGGCAAAACAAATTGTAAAAGAGTTACACAAATGACAGAGCAGGAATTAATAAGTTTAGGTTTTGAGAAAGTTGAAATTCTCAATAAAGATTCAAATAATGGTTTTGACTACCATTACTACAACCTTGATGTAACAGAAGGTTTATCACTTATCTCAAATGATAGTGATACAGTAATTGACAATAATTGGCAAGTCCACAATTGGGACTGGCCTTCAATAGTAATTGAAAGAGTAGAAGACGTTATTCAGTTGATTCAGAATTTTGAACGTCTTCGTCGTCATCATGCTTAAAGTACTTTGCTTTTTCAGCAACTACGCTGTATATCAGTAAAGCAGTAGACGACTTGAAACAATCATCAATGTCACATTGAAAAATATCCATAGGAACTGGAGTAATTAATACTTCTCCAGTTCTTAGATGGATTTTGGTTCCTGCATCAGGATTCATTATGTTGACAAAAGAAAGTCGTGTAATATGTGTTATGTTGATATGCTCAAAATAAGACTTACCATCTTTCTCAGAAAACTTTACTGGTAAAAACATTATAAAACAGTGTTATTTTCAATTTTATAGTTGCTAACAGACACCATGCTGTCAAGTTTTGTAAGTATTGCAAAGCCATGATTCCATTCGTTGATCTCCATATAATCAGGAGCCAACTCACAAAGACAACCAAGACTGTAAGCTCTAATGCTTACACTATCACCTGCGCCATATACTCTCTGAGAACTTTGAGATGTTTTGTGGAAGTGATTGATAATACAATTTGTTTTCAATCGCATAAGTGCAGTTCTTGCAGGAACAACACCTCCTGCTCCAGGAATCTTATCACCATGCTCAATCAAAAAGTCTCCAAAGATAAGTTTGGTTCTGAATGGTATGTATTCTATCTTGCTTTCTGCAACGCGCAAAAGCACATCCAATCTAAATTCATCTACATCAAGTAGTTCTGATGCCTTAATTCTAAGGTATCTTTCAAATCTGTTTTCATGATTTCCAGGTATGTAATATATTGGAATGTCAGGAAATCTTGATCTTAAATACGCAAGAAACTGTCTACCAGCTTCAATTTCTTCTTTAAAATGAACCTTTCTAGGATCTTTTTCATGGAATGAAAGCTGATAGAAATCTAATAAATCACCATTGATAAGTAAACTGTCAATGTTTTCTGCTTCCATTTTGTCACACGCTGTTTCAACAGCATCTTCATCGTGATATGGTAAGTGAATATCACCAATAACACCAAGCTTTTTGCAAGCAGTTGGAAATGTAAATGTTCCTCTTTTCTCTGTGAGAGATGGAGGCATTGTTTCATAATTTGTCATAACATGAGCTTTTAATGGTTGTACATATGTTTTTTCAGAAAGAGCTTTTCTTTTAGAACTTCCAGATTGGCCTCTGTAGTACCTAACTTTATCGTAGACTGAGTCAAAGCTTGTAAAGTATTTTGAATTCTCCTTATAGATTTTTGCAGAAAGTGTTCTGCTTGGAGCATTTGGAAACTTTGACAAATAGTCTTTCACAATTTCAGTTGTAGGTGATGTTGGACGGCCACGTTTTTTAGTTGAATTTGACATAAAATATATTTGAGTGTCCCTACAACTATAATATACAAAAATTAAATTAGAACATTAAAGATAAAAGCAGGTCAAAGAACAAGGACGAGCACTTAAGCATTGATACAAAAGCCAAAATGTCTTGTAAACAATTTTGTTTACATTACTATAGTTACTGTAAACACATGCTCATTTCAGGACAAGGGTCTTAAAACCTGTTGACTACCAAGAACAGATTGGCCTCCAAAACATTGAGGAGTATAAATAAAATATCAGCAGTAATGTTGGACGTGTTGTTCCCTTGAGAAAGGAATGTATAATATAAAAAGTGTACTACAAAATGAGAAGGAGTACATCAACGCGAATGAGTTCTCAGCTTGACCCTATTTTTTACATTGTTGTAAATCAAATTTGTAAAAAAGGGTGCTAAAACAGAGAGTAACTAAAAACCGTGCTACAGGTTGACTACTAAGAACAGGTTAGAAGACACTGGGAAAGACTAGACTAAAATTTATCAAATATGTTTGCACCAAATTATTCAAAGAGAGCTATCAATCCTGAAGGAATGCTTCTTGTCGCGCTGTGCTGTGAATCAGAAACGTTTTACGAGCAGCATAGCAAGAGGTATTACTGTTTGAATTGTGGTGGGCATGCTCAGAAAGTTGAGATGAGACATGTTTGCATGAGAACGCATGTTCAAAAGCAAAAAGGAATTTATTCACCTTTACCCCCAATTAAATGAGTGAAAGAGAGTTGAGAAAACTGGCAAGGGAATTCGCCATAAGCAAGAAGTTCCATCCTGACGCATTTGCAACAAAACATGTTGCTAAAATTATTATTGAGGCTGTAGAATATGGTTTCAATTTGACAAAAAGTAATAACCCAAAAGACAAGAAATGAATTTTACAAAGGACCTGTATGAGGAACTTAAAGCAAAGTACAAATTGACTAAGGGTACTGGGAAAGAATCTTTTGAATTTAAAGGTGAGCAGATGCTTACAGCTTATGCAAAATATCTTCTTCAGTACCTTGAGCCACAATTTGAAAATGATGAGCCTCAAGATGATTTCAGAGTTGAACATGCAAAACAAGTACTGCGCGATGCAGGCTATTTTGTAGACAATCTCTGGCACACTGATGACGTAAAAAGTCGTTATCTTTGCGATGACGATGACGCACACCATGTACTTGAAAATGCGTTAACAAATGAAGCAACAATGGAGCAGATATGGTTTGCTATACACATGGTTGCAGATGACAATGGTTTAACTAAAAAAGAAGAAGAATGAGTAGTAAATTATTAAATCCAGATGAAGAGTTTGATGTCTTCATGGACACAATTGGTTTAGGTGCAATGCCTAAAGATGACATTCAGTATACTGAAATGCGCAAGGGGTTTCTTGCAGGTATGATGTGTATGTTTGGTGTAATGGCGTTCAAAGTGAATGAGATTGAAGATGAGGACGAGGCTGTTGCAGAAGTGCAAGCAATCTACGAAACATTGAAATCAACTCCACTTTCATGATGATGCGACCAAAAAGACTAAAACAATTGACAGAAGCAGCTTTCAATTGCTATAGAGAAATGTATGCAGCGTGTGATCCACCTGCAGATTTTGATAAGCTGTACGAAGAAGCACCTGTTGACAAGGATGGTAGAAAGGAAATCAAGTTTCTTGAACATGAAATGGATCAAGAAAAGTTTGACGAAATCTTAGAAAAGTACTTGAATGACAAGACTTTAAAGCTAAAGCCTTATGAGAAAAGAGATTTCAGTATCTCTATCAACTTAGGTTGTTCTCCAAAGTGTAAACGTAAAACAATTATATAGCACAATTTATTATATTTGTGACAAAATTGTTTAAGTGTAACCTTTAAAAGTTTAAATTATGGAGTACAGAATTGTTAATGAGTCACCTGGATACTACTGTATACAGCAAAAGAAAACAGTATTCTTCTTTTTCACAAAGTGGGAATATGTTATGTCAAAAACTGCACCTACAAGATTGTGTTATGAAACACGTCGTGGTGCTCAGTCTTTTATCAATTTTCAAAATAACCCTAAGCTAAAAAAGTAAAGGCGTTTTTAATTACTAAATAAAGCATTTGTCTAGGCAAGTGCTTTTTTATTTTATGTGTATGGAATTTAAAATTGGACAAAAAGTATTTTGGAATGATCCAGATCATGGTAACTCATCTGGTGTGTATGACCTTGTTGAATACATTGATGACGAAAGTGCTCTTGTAAAGAATGAGGTCTCAGAGGCAGAAGTTTATTTACATGAGTTAATGCACCTTGATGATGTTTATGTTTGCAGAGAATGCAACAGTACAAATATAGAAGAATTAATGTGGTGCACAGTTAATCAAAAAGTAAATGTTATTGCTGACTCTGGTCCATATGACCAATACTATTGTAATGATTGTGATAAACGCTTTAATGATTCATATAAGAATCTTGGTGATATAATAAATAAAAACATTTCAAGTAATGGGAAGATTTAAAATTGAGCAAAAAGCTTTTGGTAAAATTGAGTTTTACTCTGGCAGTTATACATCTGATGTTTCAGAAACTGATGATGAAGCACAAATCAGAGACTTTGACTTTACAGTAGCTGTTGAAAGTGATTTGGAAAATGATATGGTAGAAGTTACTGAAATCATTTGGAGTGACGAAGAACCACCAGCATTAGATATTGCTGAAGACACGATTAAAGAAAACTTTTTAGATCAGCTGCATGGAAAAAGTAAATCGTAGAAACCTAAGTGGCGTCTACATATTTCACAAGTTTGACGACGAAGATAAGCGTGAACCAACATGCTTTGAAGACTGCCCATCAAGTAAACAAGATGAGTGGTTACAAACATTAGAGATTGAATCTCTCAGAAACTTGGCTAAACACCTGGCCAATACAATACGCAAAATAGGTGATCAGTTTAACATAGAACAACAAGAAGATGAATATTGAAACAGCAAGTAGAACTTACAAGTTCACAGAAGAGTACACAACTACAGAAGGTAAAGTAGAAACAGCAGTAGTTTTGTTAAAAGTTGATGAAGTTGCTAATAGCTTTGAGGTTATACCTGGCGATAGAATGAGTGGTTTTGTATTCTCTGGTAGAATGTCACACAAATCATTTGCTAAATGGAGTGCAGTTGCAAAGCTTGTTTACATGGCAGTTGAGTTTGCTATCAAAGATTTAAAACTTGCACAACCAGAAGAGTCTGTGGTAGAAGAAGCCGTGGTAGAAGAACCATCATCAGATGGAAACGTATCAGAGTAAACGTTTAAAGGAAACTCTTGCAAATTTAACTGTTGACTTTAGCTTTGATGATTGGAGAAAAGTACGCAACAAAGATTATTGGCGTGCAGATTATATGCCCTTAGAGCAAGCTCTCGCGCACAAAATAGAACGAGTTGAGTATTATAATCGCAATGGCATGGTAATGCCTTATTCAGCCTTTAAAGTTGATGAATTCATAGAGGCAATGAACTCTAGCAAAAACAAATCAATTCTATAACAGATATGAAGCATTTCAAAGAGATACCTGTACCAAAAGTAATTGAAGAAAATTGTGACAAAGATAAAAGGGGGCTATATGTCCCCTTTATTGTTTTAAAAGAAGGTGATGTACACCATTTCAAAATCAATGATCATCACAAACTTGCATACTGCATTAATAACAAATGCTGTTCAGTTTGTGGTACAGAATTAAAAGATGATAGTTGGTTTATAGGTGGTCCTGCATCTGTGTTTCATAAAAGAGGCGCAATTGCAGATCTACCAGTGCACAGAAGTTGTGGTGAATACTCATTAAGAGTTTGCCCTTATTTAGCATATGGAAGATACACTTCTAAAACAGACCTTGACAAGTTGTATGAAAAACTTGAAAACAAAACGTTAATGCTTGTCAATACCACAATTGATAATGATCGCGTGCCATTGTTTTGTTTTGTAAAGTCAAATGATTACGATGTAAAGCATTCTTATACAACATTGTTTAAGACAAGAATACCATACCAAGAGATAGAATTCTGGTATGATGGAGAACAACTTTCTGAAAAGGAAGGTGAGACAATTCTTAAAGAACACTTTGAAGAAAAGTACAGTCTTGAGGATTTAGATTACACTTTAAAAGAAAATCATGAGTGAGTTACCAAAATTCAAATGGTGGGGATATAAGCATGTTTCTGGAACATACCAAGCAAAGAGATACTTTGAACCTTTGGATATACGAGAAGCAAATGAATCACCATTTTGTGAAACTGTTGTAGGCCCTTTTGAAGCTACAAACAGAGATGAAGCATTACAAATTGTACAAAAACTTACAAATCATGAGTCATCCATTACATCATAGCATCTCTTCTGTAAAGAAATGGGGAGGTGTTGAAGAAGATTATCTACCAATTCATAATTGGTTTGACGAAACAAAGATGCATTACCCAGACATGCGTCACAGAGCATTGAGACATCACACAGAAGGCATCTTCTGGTGTGAGAAAGAGTTTGGAGTGTACATTGTAAACTCTGATGGTAAAAAAGTACCTGTAAGAGCAATTGGCGAACAACATTGTATGGAAGATCTTGGTTGGATCCCTACAATAAAAGATTACCTTGACAACATGAACATCACAGGGTGGATGTATAAACCAGGCGAAGGAAGAAAAGTTCTTCAAGAAATCGCAAAGGACAAATCAGATTATGTAAAAACATTCAAAAAGTAAGAGATGGACATTCAAAAAGTAATTGATTGGTGCGACGCACAAGTTGCCCAAGAAAAAGAAGTAGTGTTGAAATGGGAAGGCGGAGGAGACTCTGGCTGGGTCTACATGGAAGTAGATGGTGAACAAGTTTCTAGTGAAGAAGCTGAATGGTTGATAGACCAAATGTCTGATCAATTAGACTATGGTTCATGGGCAGGAGAGTTTTCAGCAAATGGTGAGGCTACTTATGACACAAAATCAAAAGAG